GATATGTATTTATCTCCTACCCTTATTGACAGAAAAGGGAAAGCTATTTTTATTACTACACCTGAAGGGTTTAATTGGATATATGATTTGTACTTGTTAGGGCAAACAGATGACAAGTGGTATTCAGTGCAATCTCCAAGTTGGGAAAACGAACACGCATTTCCAGAAGGCGAGAAAGATTCTTTCTTAATGGAAAGAAAAAGAAATATGTCCAAAGAATTATTCGACCAAGAGTTCGCAGCCAAATTTACTTCTATGGAAGGACGAGTATATCCGTTTGATAGAGAGAAAGATGTAGGAGATGTTCCATATCAAGAAAACCTACCTACTTATTGTTCAATGGACTTTGGATTTAGAATGCCTTCAGTATTATGGTTTCAAACCTATAAGCAAGATGGGAATTGGCATATCAATATCATTGATGAAATTATTCACGAACGCAATATTCCAACTGATAAACTTGCAGAGATGATAAAGAGAAAGAATTATCCTGTGATTACTTATTATGGTGACCCTGCAGGTAGTTTTGTTCAAGGACAATCTGGATTAGGGGATATACATATTTTAAGAAATCACGGAATTTTCGTAGAGTATCGTATGGATAAATTATCCAGAGATATACAATCTGGTGTTAGCTATTGTCGTGGGTTTTTTGAAAATGCAGATGGATTGCGAAGAATTAAAGTCGATAAAAAATGCGTAGGTATTGCAGAAGATTTCGAGGGATATAGATTCCCAGAAGCAGTAGAAGGGAAAGCTATCTCTAATAATCCAATCAAAGATGGATTCTATGAACACGGTTGCGATGCCTTCCGATATTTTATATTGAATAGATTTCCAATTAGAAGTAACTTCATTGGAAGAATATCACGATAAAAAGGAATACTTTGATGGTTTTAACAGCACGAGAAATTATACAAGACTCATTAACTAACTTTAAAGAAGAACAAGCGAAAGCTCGTAGAGAAGAAGTAAGAAAGTTTTTAGACTATTATTCAGGTTCTTTAACCGAACAATACATCGAAGGATATTTTAAATCTGACGCATTCCAAGAGATTCCTCATTACAATACTAACATCGTGAAAAAATTCGTCAATCGTATGTCTAAGATTTATACTATCGGTGCTAAAAGAAATGTAAGCGATAGATATTTAGATTTAACCTCTGTAAAAAATGCTCGTATGAAACAAATGGAACGAATGACTCGTTTGCTTGGTTCTACTGCAACTTATGTAATGTATGATGAGTTAGAAGAACGCTTTGAATATCGTCCTATTTATTATTTTGAGCCATACTTTGGTGACAATCCATACAGACCTGAAGCTATTGTATATCCAATGATGCACGGACACGCAGACTTATCTGATACAGATGAGCTAATGTATGCGTATTGGGATAGCGAATTACATTTAAAGTTCAATGAGAATGGTGATATTCTTGAAGAGGTACAGCACAACTTAGGTGTATTACCTTTTGTATTTACACATAGAGAAGAGCAATTAGACTCTTTCTTTGTAGAAGGTGCATCAGACTTAGTATCTGCTAATGAGCATATCAATATTACAATGACTGAAATGCAATTAGGACTACGATTCCAAATGTTTGGACAACCAGTAGTAACTGGACTTATTTCTGATAATAGCAATGTAAGAGCAGGTTCAGATGAAATTTTAACACTTCCAGAAGGAAGTAATTATAATATTGTATCTCCACAGGGCAATGTTAGAGATGTAATAGAAAACATTAAATGGCAAATAGAGTTAGTAGCATTAAATAATCATCTATTCGTTACTTTCGCACAATCAGGTGGGGAAGTACCAAGTGGTATATCTTTAATGATTAAAGACTTAGAACGCCACGAAGATTTTATCGATGATAAAGAATTATATCGCCAATACGAAAAAGACTTTTATAGAGTAGAATATGCTCTATCTCAAATTAACAATCTTGGATTGCCTGAAGTTTCTCAGTTTAAAGTAGACTTCTCTGAGGTTGAATATCCGATGACTACACAAGATAAGATTATGTTAAACGAATATAAACTAAAACATAACTTAACTACTGAAGCTCAATTATTAGCAGAAGATAATAAAGACTTAAGCGTAGATGACGCTAAACAAATAATTGAAGAAAATAAATCAGTAAACCAAACGTTAGTAGTCGAAGATGAAAGTAACAGTCAAGAGTAACGTCACTTTTAAAAAACTTAAGAAAGCCAATTTGGAAAAAATGGTTTTTAATAGTTTGATACGTCCATTAGGGAAAGCTGCAAAAAAGAAAGTTGACAACGCCTTTAAAAATAATAAAGATATAAATGGAAATCCTTATCCACAATATACAGCTAAATATCAAAGAGAAAAAAATAAAGCTGGTAAAGGTTCTGAGCCACAAATGGTATTTTACGGTGATTTAAAACGCAGTATTTCAAAGGTGTTAACTAATAAAAAGGATATGAGTGTAACTATAAAATCTGATGAATCAAAACTAGGAAGAAGCAATCCTTATGGAAAACCTAGAGCTAATTACGGTGCATTACATTTAACAGGTCAAGCAAGAAGCAATAGAAAAACAGCTAAAATACGTAAATGGTTTTTTACAGAAGATGAAATTGCAGGAGGTGCAATTTTAACAGATGATAATTTACTAGGAAATGACTTTGATAAAGCTATGGAAGCATTTTCTAAAAAATTGGAGTCGCAATTAAAAACTAAAATGCGTATAATAGGTAGTAAGAAGATGCCAGCATCTTCAAATTTCGCAAGAACTGTAAAAATTTAATGGAAGATTTAGTAAAAAAATTATATAAGATGGTCGTTGAAGTTCGTAAGATTTCAGAAGCAAATAACGAACTCTTGGGATTTATCTGTAGTAAAATAGCTCCTGCTGATACAGTTGTTCAAAAAGAAATCAAAGATATAGATGTTGCAGATATGTTTGCAATATCAATGGAAATGTCAGAGATATTTGAGAAATATAATATTACTGCTGACGAGTATGGTCTTTCTTAGACGCTTCTTCTAATTCAATTAATCTTTCTATCCACTTACGTCTTTCATTATTGGTAGGTCTACGTGAAGGTAATGGCTCTAATCCAACTTTCTTAGCACGCTGTAATAACTGATAACGATTTGCCCTATCCTCTCTACGTTTTTGTCTGTAAGGTTTTTTACCCTTTTTAATTTTTTCTACAGCTTCTTTTTCTATCATATTACGTTTTTTAGGTTTGTCGTTTATGGGATTTCTCTCTGGAAGCGTATCCAGTATTTCTGTAACCTCTTCGCTTTCGGCGTCTATAATTTCATCAGCGTCTATCTGTTCAGCTTTTAAGAACTTCTCAAATGGACTATCTACGGTTACATTGATATTTCTAACGAGTTTACCTGAATGTTCTAATACCAGACGCCCTGCCTGTACATTCCCTTCAACAGCTTCTCGTATCATACTATTTAATACCATTGGTAGCTTTGCATTAAAAGAAATCATATACTTCTTGTAATACATTTCAACAAACCTATCATCTGCAAACCAGTTATGAATCGTTTGGGGGGCTAGTTTTAAATGCTCTGCTAATTGCTTTTTGGTTATCTCAGGATTATGAATTAATAAATCAATAGCAGCAAGTTGATTGGCTTTCTTGAGTTCTAAGTTACTCATTTGCCTTGTCCTCTGTATTTCTTTTTATAATACTTCTTAGAACCTTTTGTTCCATACTTTGTATTAGTGCTTTTACCTTGTCGAGTTTTTTTAGCACCATTTCGTTTTATGGTACGGTCTTTAAATAATGACTTTCTCATTTCTTGTAGACTTTTTCTGCTCCTGCGATACCAAATGAACCTAGTGTAACCCAGACGAACGAGTTATAGATGTAGTCGTTGCCCATTAGTTCTATTCCAATAATACCCATTGCTAAATCCACGATGCCGAATACGCACATCAAAGCGAAAGACAAGAAGCCAATAATATTTTTTTCGTTGTATTCGTTTTTATCTTTAAATAAATCCCACATTATTTTTTGTCCTTTTTCTTTTTTCCAAAAATCTTATCCCAACGCTTTTCGTATTCTTTTTTAGATATACTCAAAGGTCGTGGCACATCGCCTTTCCCTGCTCCGTTGGCTTTGCTATATATACTTTTGTCACTCATTTGGCGTATTTCAAAATAATACTTTTCTTTAAAGGGCTACCTTTGAGCTTTTGTTTGATAGACTTCTTGTGTTGTCCAAACAATCGCTTCGGTATAAAGTTTCTGGCTGTGCTGGTAGTAACGTTCATTTGCTATGTCTTTTTACTACTGGTACACTCATTGACAAAGAAGAACCTTTGTGTTTTTTATATCCACCTTTTGGATTCTTCATCAATTTAAACTTCCCCTTCTTTTTCATAAAGTGGTACCCTCTTGGTGCTTTCACTTTCATTTTTTCTTACCTTTTTTCTTCTTCTTCTTTTTCTTTTTTGTTCCATAATGATACGGCATAGCTACCTCCTCTTTTTCTTATCTTTTGGACACGACTT